GAGGTTTTATGTTTGCATGCATTGCAGTTGGCGGTTACTCTATTGGAATAATCTTCACTGCACCTACGATCTTTGGCTACATGCTCCTATCTCCAATAGTTTGGGGAACGTTGCAGTTACTGGTGTTTGTTGTGATGCAAGTTTACATTGTGCATTCTGTTATAAAGCGCTGGTTTAACCACTTGGAAGCAGAACGTGATACAAGACTTGTACTAAATAGAATAAAGAAATAACAAACAGGGCACCTTATAAGAACATCTATAGGGTGCCCTTCAAAATCAAAAAGGAGATAATCTATGTTAAAGTTTCTGATGTTTTTATTTTTACTCCCTGCCGTAATTGTTGTATGGTTGATCGTAGGCGTATTCATTGTATGCTTTAAACCCCCTATTTGAAAAGGAAATATTTATGAAAAAGATCGGAGACTTCGACTGCCCATTTGATGCAATCCTTTACGCAGACGCCATATTGGAGAGCAGATGGACGTCAGAAAGAAAGCGCGAAAAAGCGTTTGAGCTGAGTATCCGCGCAAGCGAACGGATGAACAGAGAAGAGGCCAACTTTGACAAGGAACACAATAATGGCTACTGACTACATAAGCGCTGCACTATCTTCACCAAAAGGTACGCCCTTGCTATACCATAAAAAGCGCGGTACAATCACACTACCAACAGGCAAGGTAGCCGCAGGAGAAACGCCTGAACAAGCTTGTCGGAGAGAAATAATGGAAGAATTGGGTGTTGAAATTACGCTAGTGACGCTTGCGTATACAACAGCTCACAAATCACCCAAAGGCAATACGTACTTTGGTTGGCACTTTATTTGCAGTTTTAAAGGGCAGCTTCAAAACAACGAAGCTGGAAAACACGAGCTTGTATTTGAAAACAAAGCGACGTGGAGCGAACTGTGGGATATTCTTGAAAGCAGAGAACCCGCATAACTAAAAGGGGGGGACGACTGTGAAATATGTAATAGTAATGGTGATAGCATTCTCTGTAATGGTGTTGCTATTTGAAGCGGCTCCACCAGAGGTTGTTATAGAAGTACAGAAGGGCGTGTCAGAGCTGTCCTGCGAATTTCAGGATGGATGGCGCAAAGTCGAGGATGATAAGATTGTAGACCTGATTGAAGGCGAGTGGATCTTTACAAACGGATCCGCTTCGAATTGTGTAGTAGATAAAACGCGGAAATAAAGGTATCTTATATGAAAGCCTCTAAAAAGGAAATTGAGATGACGAACCAACAGTTTATCACCGTATTAGAAACACTGAAAACCAACCTAGAAGTACCGTTTCAAGAAATCCTAGCGCATCGCATCGAGAGTGAAAAGCGTCTAGAAGCAGTTCGCAGCAAGATCGTAGCAAATCGCAACTTAATAGTTGCACGTCAAATAATCCGAAGCGTAAAAATGGAGAAAGCATCATGAATACAAATATCGTAAAAACCGAAGCCAAAGCTGTCGGCGCTATTGTAGCAAACACACTCTTTGTAGCCGCGCTTCTAGCCGGCATTGCAGGGATCTATTTATACACTGGCTCAATAACTTTTTGGGGTTTCATGATAGTAGTGCCTTCAGCTCTATTGGCCGCACAAGTCGCGGTAGGGGTTGGAACAGGGCTTTTCTTTGTGCTGGCCTTGCTAGGGAGGCTGTTTGTAAGCAAAGAAGAGGACATTGCATAACCCTTCGCCTCAGCCCTTCGGGGTTGAGGCTGTCTGTTCATTGTTTATTTTTTTTTTTCAGACAAAAGGAGGGATTAACAAGGGTAGTCAATGCTAAAGAAAAAACAAGCAGAGCATATAGTAGTATTAGTTGTGCTCCTTACAATTGCCACCCAGGCAGTATTAGTTGCAGGCGTTATTGCTGGGGGTTTAATTTTTTGTAAACGCTGGATAAGATGATGCTAACTAGGATACTGAATGATTTAGACACAAGGTTGGCTAATGAAATATCTTCAAGAAGCCCGCTTAAATATCTAAAAGACGTAGATTTCAATGATCACATAGAAAGCATAATAGGCACAGTTTACTTATATACAAGACTCAAGAAAGGCGTAGACAGCCCTAAGACGTTTATGACAGAAGTCATATGTGCAATAGGCCGCTCTTTTATGGTCAGAGAGCAAATGAAAAAAGACTCTTCTCTGGCAGCAAAGACCGGCGCTTATATATTAAGCACTTTTGAAAGACTGAATATTCTAAAAGTTGAAATGGGCGGTGGCAAAAAAGGCAATCAAGCATACGTAGTTACTGTTGTTAACGACGAGGCATTAATCGATCTATGGGGTGCACTCCCACCTTCTACAATTCAAAAAATTCCTTCCTTAAAGCCTTATGCTGACTGGACCCACTACAGGCATGAAACAGGCGCTCTATTAGTAAAAACAAACCATCCAATACGAAAAAGCATTACACCTAAAACATGTCCAATGGTGTATGAATCTTTAAACAGATCACAAAAAGTGGGCTGGAAAATTAATAAAGAAATCTATGAAATGCACTTATGGGCTTTACGTAACCGTGCTGATGCTTTCTCTGATATATGGAAAGCACACAGTGCAGAAGCTCGCTCAACTAAATTACGAGAAACAAAAGCAATTAGCGGCATTGCTGAAAGATTTTTAGATAGTACTTTTTATCATTTGTACTTCATGGATTTTCGTGGCAGGAAATACGTCACCACTGCGTATCTACATGAGCAAGGCGCTGATCTTGCTAAAGGGCTTTTATTACGAGATGACAAAAAGGCTGTCGGCGAGTCCGGTTTCTTTTGGCTCTGTGTAAGCATTGCTTCTAATTGGGCAGGCGATGCGGGAAGAGAAGACGAGCTAAAGACCGACAAGATCCCGTTAAAAGACCGTTACATGTGGACACTCGACAATGAAGAAATTATTGTGTCTTATGCGAAGAGTCCAAAAGTAAATCAAGGCTGGATGAAAGCCGATAAGCCTTGGCAGTTCTTAGCTGCTTGCATTGAATTAGAAAACTTACGTGTGCATCAAATGGGAGATGAGACTGACTACTCGTACAAGTCAGGTCTGGAAGCTTATCTCGATGGCACAACAAATGGTAGTCAGCATCTTGCGGCCTTAATGCTAGATGAGGAAACTGCACCACTTGTCAATTTAGTTCCATCTGAGCTACCTGGCGATCTTTACATGTATGTCGCATACCATATGTGGGCGCGCTTACAAGACATAGCAGATAAGATGTCGGTCAGGGCCAGAAAGAGTGCAGAAAAGTGTATTGATAATTTAATTGAAATGAAAAAACAAATCAATGCAACTGAGCCTAAGAGTGAAGTTCGACAGGAGTTAATTGATAAATATCGAAAGTATAAAGAAAAGAACAAAGAATTAATGAAAATTGCTTCTCCAATATTCTGGCTCAGAGTCCTAGATGAAAAGCATAAGCGTAAAGTAGTTAAAAGAGGAGTAATGACTTTGCCGTATGGGTCGAAGCCCTATGGGTTAGGAGAGCAAGTAATCGCAGATTGCAAAAAGCATGGAATCGATCTTTTGCTTCATATGGAACATACTTGGGGCGCTTATTTAGGGCGCAGTTTATTTTCAGTGTGTACAACATGTCTAGAGCGTCCAATGCGTTTACTATCTACATTTGAAGCAGCGGGCAAACGAGCAGAGCTTAAGGGAGAATTTCTTTCCTGGACTGTGCCTGTAACAAACTTCCCAGTAGTCCAACATTATATAGAAGGAGAAGTAAAGAAGACTTGGATACAATACGGGCCTCCGCAAGGAGAGCGATTGAATACAGGTTATTTCCAAAATACTTATCAGTTGCTTATATCCTACTTAGAACACCCAAAGCCTTCCAAGAACAAACAATCGCAAGGCGCAGCACCTAATATTATTCACAGTCTCGACGCCGCACACTTGACATTGACAGTCTGTAGAGCAGATTTTCCTATCACCACTGTACATGATTCTTTTGGTGCGTTACTATGTGACATGGACGGACTGTTCAGAATTGTAAGAGAATCATTTGTTGAACTATATAAGGAAGATCCACTCAAGAGTATCCTTAAAGATATTGAAGCCGATCCAGATGCTATAAATAAAGGCAATTTAGATTTGTCACTTGTACTTGACTCGGAGTATTGTTTTTCATGATTATTATTAAACATCAAGACGATATTAAAAAGATAGTCAACCCTGCTTTACAAAAAATGACTGAGGAGGTTTATGAAGTTGCTGTAAAAGAAGCTGTAGCAGACAGTGAGCAGCACGGTCTTGAGTTTGGAGACTTGTTAGCACTTGTCATAATTGAGGAAGGCTCAGAGCTATTTTCTGAAAAGCCTGAGGCCTTTCTATATAAAGCGACCAATTATGTCCTTCACGCATTTGGTGTAGCCTCTGTACTGGAGTATGTTGATGAGCGTGTAGATTGTTTTATAGCGCTACGTATCATCAGCGATGACGGTTTTTCAGTAATGTATATTATCCCGAAATCGTTAGTAATCCCAATTTCTATTGTGATGCCGTTACTCGCTATCGGTTTCAATTTCGATATTAATCAAGAGTAGCAATCAAGCAACCCGTTAAATTAACCCTAGCGAAATCCGCGTGGCTGTTCCAATAAACCAATAAGGTAATTACATGATTTTAAGAAACTGTGAAATTTGGTACCCGCACTTAGACCCCGCACGCCCTAATGCTCGTTTTGATAAAAAGCGTCCTCAATGGGATATCCAGCTACGCACTCAAAACAAAGCACAGAAATCTGAGTGGGAAGCAGCTGGCTTGAAAGTAAAAGCTGTTCTTCCTGATGATGATTCCCCTCCGTTCTATTCAACAAACCTCAAAAGAAAGTCTATTAAATCCAACGGCGAAGAAGCCAAATGTCCTGACGTTATTGATGGCAATCTGGATGTAGTTGATCCGCGAGCTATCGGCAACGGCTCAATTGGCAATATTCGTGTCTTTCAGTATACGCCGCCTCAAGTTGATGCAAACTCAGCAAAGATTGGTAATGTTCTTATGGGCATTCAGTTGACGCACCACGTTGTTTACGTTCCACAACAGAGAGACCCTGAAGAAAAGTTTGGCAAAGAAGAAACAACAGTTGTTGGTCAAGCGCCTGCAGCAACCGAAGATGATGCTGACTACCAGGCCAATGATAAATTCGCGCCTGAAACAAAGACAACTCCTGCTAACTCTGATAAAGCAAAAGAAAACTCAACATTCTAAAATAGGCATGTTGCATGCGGTACATGATAGATGTGGTAAAAGTCAGGCAAGAAGACGGTAAAGCTCACCGTGTATATACAACCACCGATCCTCATCTGGTTCAGGCCCTTTCCGATATACATGAAATAACAGCAGAAGATCTATTTGAAGAGCATATCCTAAAAGTAGACGATAATATCGCTAATACAAAACTCATCTTCGCTAGTTATGAGGAGTATGAAAGCTGGATCACTGGTCTTGAAAGAGCTGCTGCTTGGGTTCCAACAAAAGGTAAAATGTCAATGCGTAAAGAAGCAAATGCCTACGTTGAAAAAGATGAAATCCAAAAGAATGTAAACCCCAATCACTACAGGGGTCTACTAGAAGGCATGCCAGACCTTGGATGGCTTGATATTGAAAGCAGACGGCCTTTATTCCGAGAACCTGCTAAGTTTATTGCAGCTGTAGATCTGCAAGAAAGCAAGTATATGATGCGTCTCGGTCAGAAAGACAATGAATTGCAAGAGCGTAAGAAGAGTCTCTTTTATAAGGCTTACTGCATCTTGTACATAGAAAATGGCGGGAAGCCTATCAAAGCAGACCTTGTGCACGAATGGATGAGTAAGATGCCAAAGATGCCGGGTGAGTGCATGTAATAAGTAGAGGAGCGGGAGGCGAAAGTCTCCCCTTTTAATATGTCAAGATACTTATTCGATATTGAGACTGACAATCTTCTTGATAAGTGTACCCGATGTTGGATTGTATTTTTATTAGATATTGACACCGGACATAAATATTATTATCTTGAAGGTGATCTTGGTTGGAAAGAAAAGCTAAGAAACGCTGATCTTGTCATAGGCCATAATATAATCGGTTTTGACCTATTAGCACTTCTAAAATTATTTGATTTCAATTTACCGAAGAGTTGCCGCATACACGACACAATGATAATGAGTCAAGTGTTAGACTATAAGCGATTTGGAGAAGCTGGACACAGTCTAAAAGTCTGGGGTGAATACTTAAATTTTCCTAAGGGCGATTTTACTGACTTTTCTCAGTACACGCTGGAGATGCTTGCCTACTGCGAACAAGACGTTGATTTGAACTACGAAGTATACGAAGTGTTGATTGCAGAATTTCAAGGGTTAGTAGCAGTAAATGACAGACTTATTGCTTACATGCGTGCTGAGCATGCCATAGCAAAATGGAGCGCCACAGCAAATTGGATAGGATGGCCATTTGATTTTGAAGAAGGCATTAATTTGTTCTCAGAAATGTCAGGCAAGCTGTTCGATACCACACAAATACTTGAAAGCAAGTTAGGCATAAAGGCAGTTGCGACTGATAAAGTGAAAGATGTTGTTGATGTAAAAAAACCTAAATGGAAGAAAGACGGCAATTACAATAGTCATACATGCAGCTGGTTTAGTGTTAAAGAGGAAGAAGGGCAAGAAGACGCCAGTAGACCGATTGCAGGCGAGTACTGCCGAGTAGAATTTAAAGCGTTAAAACTCAGCTCTACAAATGATGTTAAAATATTCCTATACAGAAACGGTTGGGTACCGAATGAGTATAATTACAAGTTCAATCCAGTAACGTATGAAAAGATTCGGATGTCACCAAAGATCACAGACGACTCTCTTGAGTTTCTAGGTGGCGATGGTAAGCTATATACTGAATACAGATCAATCTCCTCACGCTACAGCATCTTGAAAAATTGGCTAGACAATGTTGGAGAAGACGGAAGACTACGTGGAGATTGCTTCACTATCGGTACTCCAAGTATGCGTGCTCGTCACAAGATCATTGTGAATGTTCCATCTGAAGATTCGCTGTACGGGCCTGAAATGCGGCGACTCTTTAAGTGTCTACCAGGATGGAAGCTAATAGGGTGTGACTCTGCAGGTAACCAAGCTCGTGGTCTAGCACATTATTTGAATAACGATGAGTTTACAAACATTCTGTTGAATGATGATATCCACACATACAATGCTGGAAAGCTAGACAATGTGCTACGATCAATGGGTATTAACTGGGGCGACTATTTAAAACTACAGGGTGTTGTCGCTGACGAAGAACACACTCTGGAAGAGGCTATTGCAGCTGCAAAACGAAGAGCTGCTAAAAGAATCTTGTATGCTTTTTTGTTTGGAGCATCAGGCGGAAAACTTTGGGGATACATCTTTGGTAATCAGAATGACAAAAAGGGCAACACTCTTAAGTTAGGCTTTACTAAAGCAGTTCCAGGTTTTAAAGATCTTCTTACTAGACTTGGCAATGTTTACGGGCAAACCATGAAGTCAAACAAGGGCAAAGGCTTCATACCTTCTGCCGCCGGCACTCGTATTTATGTTGATTCTAAGCATAAGCTGCTTGTGTATCTTTTACAATCACTTGAAAAGATTACTTGTTCAGGCGCATGTTTACTGCTCATGCAATATCTTGAAGAAGAGAAGATTCCTTATATGCCTGCTATCTTTATGCACGATGAATTACAGCTAGCAGTGCCAGAAGAGTTTGCTGAACGCGTTGCTGAGTTAGGCAAGAAAGCATTTCAAGAGGGTCCTAAACTATTTGGAGTTACGATCATGGACGGAGAAGGTAAAGTAGGAAACAATTGGTATGATACGCATTAAAGGTATTCATTAATATGACCACTATACGCACAGTTAACGAGCTTCGTAACTATTTAGATGACTACGAGAAAAAATGGACTGAGGAAGATAAACATTACTTAGGGGAGTTTAAAGACCAAGAAATCAGGATCCCCTATTTCAACGAAAAAGGCAAAAGTCTCGGCTATGGACCACCGACAATAATATATAGTTTGCACACATGGTTTATTCTTGACAATGACTTAGGAGATATCTGTGGCTGACTTTGGATTAGTTGATGGCGACGTTCTGTGTCATATGGCATGCGAGCGCCCATGGAGAATGAAGTTAGAATTTCTTGAGAAGTGTGGCGTTAATACAGAAGAGCTAAAGGGCCTTGGTGAAGTCCCTGGATATGACGCCTACGCCGATACAGAAGTATTTGAGAAATGTTGGTTAGTTTTTAAAGAAATATTATATGAGGCCTTAGACACTGCCTACTGTGCTGACCATTTAATGGCTGTAAAAGATAGCAAATCTTACCGCGATTGGATCTACTCTGATTATAAAAGAGATAGAGGCAAATGGCGTATATACAATCCATTTGTGCAGATGATAAGAGCGAGGGCCGTAGATGAAGGGTTGGCTGTATTTGCAACTGATAAAGAAGCTGATGACCTGATCAGGATGTGGGCAGAAGAGTGCAGAGCCTACGACGTCTCATATGTCATTATTTCAATCGATAAAGATCTTTACTGCATTGAAGGCAATCATTATAATCCTAAGAAGAAAGAATTTCAGACAATCACCGCCCAAGCAGCTATGCAAAACTATTATGGTCAACTTCTGTCAGGAGACCCCACTGATCATATTCCAGGACTCCCTGGGATTGGTCCAAAAAAAGCTGCTGATTTCATAGAAGGCCTGATAACAGAAGAAGACTGCCAAGAAGTTGTAGTAGCGATGTACATTGAAAAGTTTGAAGATGACTGGCTGTCTTACCTGCTGTCTAACGGTAAAATGATTCACATTCAAAGGAGTTGGAATGACCACTTCATTGTCAGAGATTGGCCAATTGTGCAAGACTTGTTATGACGGTACTATTCAATATGACAACACGCGTAGTTAATAGACACTACCAACCTCAAGATATTTACATAGGGCGTGGTAGTAAATGGGGCAACCCGTTCATTATAGGAAAAGATGGTGACCGAAATGAAGTCATACGTAAATACAAAGAACGGTTTGAAAAGCTAAGAGAAGAGGGCTTTATCACTAACCGCGATTTAATAAGACTCCGAGGGTTGCGTCTGGGCTGTTACTGCTCACCAAAACCCTGCCATGGTGACGTCTTGGTAGAAGCGATAGAAGCTCTTGAAAAAGAGCGAGAAGGGTATGTCTTTTAAAATAAGTGCACCAGAAGGCTTTAAATCCAGCAAAGCCAAATTTAATAATGGCCATTGGCAGTTTCCGGAACAAATGGGAAAAGGCGCTGGATTTACTTATTTAATACACGATAAAGTTCTTGATAAATTTTATATAGGCAAGAAATACTACAGGACAAGCAAAGGCATTGAAACAAATTGGCGCAAATATACGTCGTCCTCTAATATTATTAATCTCTTGATTGAAGAATCTTCTAAAGAGGGTTTTGACTTTTATTGTCTAGAACAGTATAAAACCAGAGGGACTGTAAGCTATTCAGAAACATGGTCTCTTTGCTTAGTAGAGGCACCAACTACAAGCAGATGGTACAATCGTCAAATTGAGAGAGTCTCTTGGAATGTAAAAGAGATGATTACTCAAAGACATAAAGACAGACTTGCCTCAATTCTGAACAAGGAGAACGTAGATGTTTAAAAAGGTATGTTTTGTATTACTTTCACTGACCAGCTTAGTTGCCTTCATGTACTCAGGCACAATGCTGACTTTAGAGTATTTCGAATTAACTGCAAACCAAGGCGTTGAGAATATAAAGCTAGCGCTAATTGCCTTCATGCTAAGTGTGTTTGCTAACCTTCTGAGGTAGTTATGGGCAAGATCGTTAAAAAAGATCAGGCTTGCCTTGTTTGCTCTTCTTCAGATGCTAGACAAATATATGAAGACGGAGGATCAAAATGCTATTCTTGCGAACGTTATTTTCCTGCAAAGAAAGAAGCAGAAAGGGTGTCTAGCAGCCCTTCAACGCTCAGGGTCAAGAAGATATCTCCAGCTGAGATTGCAACATACGCAACCAGAGGCTTTGAAGCAAGAGCAATAATCAAGATAGTCTGTGAAAAGTACGGTGTCAAAGTTTCTTATAACGCTGATGGTAACATTGATCATCATTACTACCCCTATGAAAACAGTGAAAAGTACAAAATAAGGAAGCTGCCTAAAGAATTTTCTTGGACGCCTTCGGGTTCAGATCAACTGTTTGGTCAAGAGCTGTTTAGCGGCGGTGGCAAGCGCCTTATTATATGCGAGGGCGAATGTGATACTTTAGCTGTTGCTACAGCGTCCTATTTGAAGTATAATAAATTTTATCCTGTAATTGGCATTTCGTCCTCTGCAATGGCAGATAAGTTAATAAAGCACCGCACATGGATACGCTCCTTCAAAGAAGTAGTGATATGTTTTGATGAAGATGAAGCAGGCCACAAGGCTCAAAAAATAGCAGCAAAGATTGTTGGCTACGATAAAGTGCGTCTTGCAAAGCTGCCTAAGAATGATGCTAACGATGTACTAGTAGAGCTCGGTGGAAAAGAGTTAATGATATGTATCTTTGACTCCACCACCTACGTCCCTACTGGCATTATTAAAAGCAAGGCAATCTGGGATTCAATTGTATCTGCCAGTAAAGTAATTTCTATCCCATTCCCTCCTTGCCTAGATGGCTTAAATAGTAAAATTAAAGGAATGAGAGGAGGAGAGATCACTCTTTTTATCTCTGGGACAGGGAGCGGCAAGAGCTCGATTATCAGAGAGATAATTTTACACGTTCTAGGAACATCCACCGAAAAAGTTGGCATAGTAAGCCTTGAAGAAGCGCCTGGAGAAACAGGCAGAATGCTTGCTAGCATGTACCTCAAGCGTAATCCAGCTAACGAAGAAATCCCACTAGAAGAACTGAAAGTAGGTTTTGATAAAGTTTTTGAAGGCGACAGAATTGAAGTGTTTGATCATCAAGGCTCGGCCAGTGACGACAGTGTACTAGATCGACTAGAATATATGTGTCTTGTAGGCTGTAAGAAAATTTTTATCGACCATATCACGATACTGGTATCAGAAGGCGCGGGAAGCCTTCAAGGCAATGAAGCCCAAGATAAAATTATGAATGACTTGCTAAGACTTGTTAAAAAGTACCCAGACGTTTGGATAGGTTTGGTATCACATCTTAGAAAGACACCAAGCGATAAGAAAGCTTTTGAGGAAGGCAGGTTGCCATCGTTAGATGATATAAAAGGATCCGGGTCAATTAAGCAGATATCTTTTGATATTGTAGCCTTCGCAAGAGACATGACCGCTGAATCAGAAGTAGAAAGAAACTCAATCAAGATGGCAGTGCTCAAAGCCAGAACAATCGGCCTAACAGGTCGAGTGGCTGGTATAAGATACTTCCCAGATACAGGCAGAATGCAAGCACTTGATGAGATGATAGAAGAAGCTCAAAACAAAACAAGCAAGGAATCAAATGAAGAAGCTTTTACAAAACTTAGTGGCAATGCTAAAGGGGCCAGTGTGCAAGCAGTCGACATCCTCTAAGAGATGTCCTAACTGTAAAAGTGAAGCACTTATTAAGCTGTCTTCTACTGATAGTAAAATGTGTGTTGATTGCTTGCATGAGTTTAAATGGGAACTTGAAGAGGGGCAAGAGTCCCTCTTAATCAAAGGCCGTAAAGGCCAGTCAAAGAGGACTAATAATGAAGTTGTTTGATAACTCTGATGAAATCTTTGAAGCAATTGAATTTATTGCGTACGATGGCTCCACGACACAAAAGCAAATGTACCTGTCGGAATTTCTCCAGGACAGCGAGTTCAGGCGCGTAGTTGAACTTTCGTTGCACCCTCTGGTGTCCTACGGCATGCTTCAAGTCCCCTCCGCACCCGTTGGTGATGGGCATTTCGACCATATTATCTGGAACGTCTTAGAAGCCCTCTCGGAGCGGCAGCTGACAGGCCATGCGGCACATGACGCCGTGCAGTTCGAAATGGAGCGGCTTACAGCGGATTCGCAAGAGCTTTTAAAAAGAATAATCACTAAAGACCTTCGTGCTGGTTTTGGAATTGCAACAGTAAACAAGGCTGCAAAGAAATCTGAAATTAGTAAAGGAATTATTCCTGAATTTCCGTATATGCGTTGCTCTCTCCCAAAACATGTAAAGCTAAATGAATGGCCGTGGAGTAAAGGAATCGACAGTCAAGTCAAGATGGACGGTGTGTTTGCGAATCTGACAGTATCAAGCAGCATGTCCCCAAAACTGACTACTCGTAAAGGTTTCACTTTTGAAATGGAAGGCTCTGCTTGGGAGTATATCAACCGTGAAATCAATCTATTGCCTAAAAACACTCGCTATTCAGGCGAGCTTTGTATCATGCGTAATGGACAAGTAATGAAACGCAAAGTTGGTAACGGCTTGATCAATAAGCTGCTTCAAGGGAAAAATGAAATACCTGGTGATTGCTCTATCTGCTACACTGTATGGGACTCGATTCCACTAGACAGTGTTGCAGATGGGGTGTATAGAGTCAAGCAGTCCGAGCGTAAACTTAAATTACAAGCAGAACTCGCCTTCTTAGGCTTGTTCGCTATCAGTTTTGTTGAATCGCATCTAGTGTTCTCGTATGAAGAAGCGAAAGCGCATGCAGAGGAAGTGATAGAAGCAGGCGGTGAAGGTACAATCTTCAAACACCCTGAAGGTATTTGGAAGAAAGGCACTTCTAAGCATGAAGTAAAACTTAAAGCAGAGCACACAGCTGACTTGAGAATGCTTGCTCTTACACCAGGGAAAGGGAAGAACATCGGCACATTCGGTGCTGTCAAATGCGCTACAGATGATGGTATTGTGCTTGTAGACGTTTCAGGCTTCTCAGACGAACTGCGACAAGATATTTGGGACAACTGGGGAACTGTTTATCAGGACAGGCTCATGGAAGTAACATTCAACGAGCTGATTAATGCCAAGAACAAAGAAACATTCTCACTATTCTTACCTAGATTTCACGATATGCGGTTCGACAAATCTGAGACTGATACATACGAAAGCATTAAGGCAATGGCATGACAAATAAAGAAGATACATACGAAGAGGACACATACCAAGAAATTTTCTCAGGCGATGTTTGGGGCACATCTGAAGAGTCTCAGCAAGTTTACATATACCCTGAGAATCAGGTATGCCGACTGACTAGAGAAAATCTAGAAGACATGTTAGGAACTTTGAGGCGCGAAGATGCAAACCTATAAAACAGCTTCTGGTCACCTGTGGACTTTAGGTACCGATGGTCATATCTATATCGAGACAACTGAAAAAGACCTTCGTCTAGATGCTTTAGACGTCATGGCAATGGACTCAGTCTTATTAGATTCAAAACCTCAGTCCAAGGAGTCTTGAATGTTAAAAACAACAGAAGCAGGTGACGAATGGCTTATAAATAAAGATTACTGTGTTGAATTAAAAGGTGATGATACACGCACTTGGTTAACTGAGAACGAACTCTTAGAAATGCTAGCTGCTATCAAAAAGAAAGATACAGACTCATGGGCGTGACAGCATAAAGAGCGCTACTAGAGCCAAGAAAGCAACCCAAGGAGTCTTGAATGCAACCGAAAAGTAATACGCAGTTTGTAAGAGATCTAATGGAATTCAGTGACTTCGGAGGAACAGCGCAATTAGCTGTTTTAGAAGCTATACGGGCGTATACTAAGCTGGTTGTAGAGCAACCACGCCCTGAAGAAGACGACCCTACAGCT